GTACCGATCATCAAGTTCAAAGAAACGGATCAGGTTGAGGCTATCCAAGGGTCGTACATCACCACGACAGACGGCTCTGTCACCATCGGCACATATACTGGCCCCGGTTACACAGGGGCTTCTTCGCTTGCCCGGTTTGACAGAGGCGGTGGGTTGACCCAGACTAAAAGTGTGGTCTCGCGCAGCAATGGCGATTTACGATATGCTCAACTAGGAGCTGCTAACACGTTCACCGAGAACACGACCATCTCTGGTGTGCTGACCAACACTGCTGGTGTTAACTCGGCTGGCACACGGGAGAGTGCTTCTATTAGGATTGAGAGTTTCAAGCCGACGCTACTCCTTAAAGATAATTCTACCTCAGCAACAGACTTCTTGATCCAAGGTGACGCTGAAACACTTGGCGTATATCTGATCCCATCAGCTAACGATGACCTAACTGCCGGAGCCATCGCGGCTCGTTTTGACGCTGGGGGCACGTCTGCTCCTGCCAGCACAACGATCATCACGCGACAGAAGGGGGACGCTCGTTACGCCCTCGCAGGTGCGACTAGCGCAAGCCTTGTGGTTGATTACCAAGAGTTCCTGACTTCTGGCACTTGGACAAAACCCGTTTCTGCCGCGAGTGGCGATAAGGTCCTTGTCCATGTGGTCGGCGGCGGTGGTGCTGGAGGGCAAAGCTCTTTCGGTGGCTCGGGCGGCGGCGGCGGTGGCGGTGCATTTCAACGTTTTAACGAAGTAGATGATCTTCCGGCGAGCGTCTCGCTGGTCGTGGGCGCAGGTGGCGCAACGGCGGCGGCAAACGGCGGTAACACCACGTTCGGATCATCAGGAACTTTTGAATACCTGATCGGGTACGGTGGGACGGGTGGTCCAAATGTTGGCAACACAAGTGGTGCAAATGGCGGCCAAGTCGAAGGTCGCGCGAATGGAACTGTACCTGCGGCAGACTTGGGCCAAGGCGGTGGCGATGGCGGCGCTGGTAACGCGACGTCTGGAACTGGTAAATCGTCCATAGCTGGCGGCGGCGGCGGCGGCGGTGGGTCAACGAACAACAGCAGCGACGCAGGCGGTGGTCCTTCTATGTATGCGGGAGGAGGCGGTATGGGTGGTGGCACTGGCTCTACGGCAGCGGCTTTGAGAAACGGCATGTTCCCCGGCGGCGGCGGTGGCGGTCGAGACACAGACTACACGGCATCTTCGCCAGCGGGCGCGGGAACAGGCGGCGACGGAGTTGTTCGCGTTTGGGTCATAAGGGAGTAAACCATGTCCAAAATAAAACTATGTGAAATACGTGACGGCGAAGTCGTGAACATCGCCAACGCAGATGACCAAGATATTCCTCCACACATGGCCTCATGGGTCGTGGGGGATGGTAACGCGGTAATAGGCGGTACGTGGGACGGATCATCATTTGGTCCTGTCCCACAGTCCACCATCGATGAGAGGCAAGACAAACTCCTCGAAGAACTCGTTGATGGTGTCATGGAAACCCAAAGTGGTATTAAGGCCTTAGCCCTTACCGTATTCGACATCTACGACAGATTGTCAGATGCGGGTATCCCCGGCTTCCCAAATCTAACCGACGCCCAGAAGCGGGCCTTCATAAAGAGTAAACTGTAATGGTCGCAATCATCCAAAGCATCCTCGGGTTTATCTCGTCGCTATTCGGAGCACGAAATCCCGAGCCAATAACATCGGCAACGAAGATCGGCAATATTGACCACATCACGAAGTGGGAAGGTTACCGTGGGGAGGCCTACAAGCCCACCAAAGAAGACAGAACAATCGGAGCGGCGCATGGAAGTGTGCCGAGCCTGCCCCTCGTTTGAAGCAGTTTCGACGAAGTGTGCAGACTGCGGATGCTACCTGCCTCTCAAAACTGTGGCCCCCTTCCTGAGTTGCCCCCAAGGGAAATGGGAAGACATCTGAGACCTGAATTCAGGCCCTACATTCACGACATACTTCAGATTTCGGCTGGGCCGAAGGCAGGGCTAACACATGGAACTTATTAAAGATTACTGGGCTATTTTTGCGGGAACGATCGGCTTTGTTATCTGGTTGGCTCGGCTGGAATCCGGGATGATCGGTAACAGGAAAGACATCAATCGCATGGAAGCTCAACGTAAAGAGGACGTACAGCACGCTGATCGTCAGCGGGACAAGATGGACGACAACCTCAAGGAAATGCGCACTGACATAAAGCAGGTCCTGATCATCTTGAGCACCAAAGAGAACCAGCACTGATGTCGGTTTCCCAGGAAAAAGAACAACGCGGAAAGCGCAAAGCAGCAAACTGCATCCTGGTCATCTGGGTTGGCGTTTCTGTTCTGGTTCTGCTGGGAATTTTGCGGGGCTCGCTCGGTGAGCTAGAGCTCGAAGCGCTCGTCTTGTTTTACAAGATCATCACCCTTTTCACCGGAACAACAGCGCTCGGCCTTTACGGGCTGGATGCCACTGGGATGCAAATCATCCCTGCGATGAAAGGTGGCAAATGATCAAAGCGCACAAAGACTGGAAGAAGGTGCTCACCAAGTCATGGTCCGTTCGGTTCATGGTTCTGGCGGCCATTCTTTCAGGGCTGGAGGTGGCACTGCCGTACCTCCCCTTGAACATCCATCCAGGCATCTTCGGAGTTCTGGTTCTCTTCACATCGGCAGGAGCTTTCGCAGCCAGGCTGATCGCACAGAAAGAATTCGTAGATGATAAGTAATTGGCTCAGGGCAGTGTTCAAACGCCGCCCCATGAAAAGACCTATAGCGACCATTGCAGCCGCCACAGCGATAACTGTTGCACTGCCCCTGGTGATGGTCAGCGAGGGACTGAGGACAGATGCGTACCTCGACCCAGTTGGCATTCCCACAATCTGCTTCGGGGAAACCCTCGGTGTGGAGCTGGGTCAGAGCAAAAGCAAAGCGGAATGCACGCAGATGCTGGCGCCCCGTCTTGAGGGCTTTCTCAAACAAATGAGGTCCTGCACCAAAGGGGACATGCCAGTGAAAACTGAGGCTGCGTTCCTGTCGTTCACCTACAACTTGGGTCCCGGAATATATTGCCGGAATATTGCTTTAAAGCGCTGGAACATGGGCAAGAAGGTTCAGGCCTGTGAGGCAATGATGCTCTACACCAAAGCTGGCCGGCCGCTCCGAGTTCTACCCGGACTCGTAACTCGTCGATTGGAAGAGAGAGATCTCTGCCTCGATGGACTTAGAGGGACATGAAGAAATGTTTTCAACTATTAAGCTCTACTTGGGCATCGCGCTCATCAGTTTTGCCCTGGCTGCAACAGCAGTGGCAACGGTTCAGACGGTTCGCTTGGATAACGAGAGGAAAATATCTAGTGATCTTGAACAGACATTGGTAGATATTAAAGCAGCGATCATATTGACGGAACAGCTCGTAACAGATAATGCGACTCTTACGCAGGAACGAGATGATCTTAGAAAAGAGCTTCAGAATGCGGACGGCTACAACACACCTCTGTCTGGCGATATTATTCGTGTCATTGACCGCCTGCACGGCGAAGCCGGAACCCCTATCGGGGCTCCCTAATAGCGTTTTCGAGACAGAGCCAGAATTCTCAGGGCCGATACGCAATGTCGGCCAACTGACCGGAGCCTACGTGGAGAACACGATTGCGCTTCGAAAAGCTAACAACCGGATCACAACAGTTTGCATTGCGGCAGGCCGATGCGAGGAAAATCCAAGCGATGTATGATGATGATGAAACCGGCGTGCCAGGTGAGACGAAACTAACAGAATGGGAAAAAGAGCCCACTGTTATGGATCTGAAGAATGACTTGGAAGCATCGAAGCCTGCCCAAGACGCACACACTTTAAAGGTGCGGCAGTGGAATGATCTCCGAAACGTTACAGGAAGTGCGAAGCCGAAGACCAAGAAGGGTCGGTCGGAAGTCCAACCCAAGCTGGTGCGCCGTCAAGCTGAGTGGCGGTATTCAGCGTTGTCCGAGCCATTCCTGTCGAGCGAGAAGATGTACGATCTCGACGGTGTGACCTTTGAAGATGAGGCCTCCGCGAAACAGAACGAAATTGTCATTAACTGGCAGTTCCGCACGAAGCTGAACAAAGTTGCTTTCATTGACGAATATGTCCGAACTGCAGTGGATGAGGGTACTGTCGTTGTACGCCTCGGGTGGCAGCGTGAGACAAAGATGGTCGAAGTTGATGTGCCCATCTTCCAGTATGTCGAGCTGCAGACAGAAGACCAGCAGACAGAGCTGCAAGAAGCGATCGTTTTCAAGGATGTGAACCCCCGGGAATACCTGAATCTCCCTGAGGAAATCCGAGCCGCTGTTGATTATTACGCCGAAACACAAGTCCCCACTGTGGCTGTGATCATCGGCACCGAGAAAGTCCAAGAAGAAGAGATTCTTGTCAACAAGCCAACGGCTGAGATGGTCAATATTGAGAACTTCTTTCTCGACCCATCTTGCAACAGCGACGTGGACAAAGCGAACTTTGCGGTCATCAGTTTTGAGACCTCTAAAGCAGAGCTTCTGAAGGACGGTCGCTACAAGAACCTGAAGAAGGTGAACTGGAGCGGGAACTCACCCCTGGCTCAGCCAGACCACGACACAGAGACCCCGAATGATTTCAACTTCAATGACGATCTGCGCAAACGGGTTGTCGCCTACGAATACTGGGGCTTTTACGATGTGAACGGGGATGATGTTCTGGTTCCAATCGTGGCCACTTGGATTGGCGAGACGATGGTCCGGATGGAAGAGAACCCATTCCCGGATCAAAAGATCCCCTTTGTTGTGGTTCCATACCTACCGGTCAAACGTCAGGTCATGGGTGAACCTGATGCTGAGATCTTGGAAGATAACCAGAAGATCCTCGGCGCTGTGACACGGGGTATGATCGATCTTATGGGTCGTTCTGCCAATTCCCAGCAGGGCATGGCAAAAGGCTTCCTAGATACGACAAACCGCAGACGGTTTGAATCGGGTCAGGACTACGAGTTCAACCCAGGCAACGGCAACCCAGATCAATCAATTCATCAGCACAAATACCCAGAGATCCCCAATTCAGCTCTGACGATGCTCAGCATCCAGAACAATGAAGCAGAGGCCATCTCAGGCGTGAAGAGCTACTCTGGGGGCATCTCAGGAGAGGCCTATGGGGAAGTCGCTGCAGGGATCAAAGGCGTGCTGGACGCTTCCTCGAAGCGGGAGATGAACATCCTGCGGCGTCTGGCCAAAGGCATTCAGCAAATCGGTGTGAAAATCATCTCGATGAACGGTGTGTTCCTGTCTGAAGAAGAAACGATCCGGGTCACAAATGGAGCGTATGTGACGATCAAGCGGGAAGATCTCAAAGGTAACTTTGATCTGATCGTGGACATATCCACTGCTGAAGTCGACGAAGCGAAGTCCCAGGACCTTGGATTCATGCTGCAGACTATGGGCCCGAACATGGACCCAGAAATGTCGAAGATGATCTTGGCTGATATCGCCACGCTCAAGCGTATGCCTGCATTGGCCCAAAAGATAATGGCCTACACTCCAGAGCCTGATCCAGTCGAAGAAAAGATGAAAGAGCTGACCATCGCTAAGCTGGAAGCCGACATCGAAGAGATCAAAGCACAAGTACAGCTGAAGCGTGCTCAGGCTGCCAAAGCCCAAGCAGAAGCTGACCGGACTGACCTCGATTATGTCGAGCAGGAGACGGGGACTGCGCATCAGAGAGATCTGCAAAAGCAGTCCGAACAAGCAAGATCAAACCAGGACCTGGCCGTCACAAAAGGCCTCCTGGCACAGAACGATCCGGCGAAAAGTGATCCGGATGTAGAAGCGGCCGTTGGATACAACGCGCTGACTGATGCCAACGCCAGCAACACTGGCGGCGCTCTCTAAAATCAAGGGTAACTGGCAAGCCAGCCCCGCAAAGAAAGATCTGAGGAAACACATGTCTCAGCACGAAATCGAAGAGATTGAAGTTACGATCGATGAGGCCCGCAAGCTCGTCGAGAAAGGTGATATGGCCCTGAAACTGGCCGGCAACCGTGAATTCAAAAAGCTCGTCCTCGACGGCTATTTTGTAACCGAGGCAGCACGTCTGGCAATGCTTTCCTCAGAGCCCACACTTCCCGAAAATATCCGAGATGTAGTGATGCGTGACATCCACGGATTGGGGGGCTTCAAGCGGTATCTCAGCACACTCGTTCAACGCGCTGACATGGCCCGTCGTGAGATCGAAGACTCCGAGGAAGTTCTGGAAGAGCTCCGTGAAGAGGGAGATGACGAATGAACAAGCCCCTCACCGAAGATGAAATGCTCAACATGTCTGATGACGAGTTCATGAGCATGGAATCTCATGTGCCGGAACCTGAGGCTGCTCCCGTAGTCGAAGAGGCAGCGGCGGTCGTTGAAGAAGAATCCGCGGTTGCTGCGGAAGAAGTGGTGGTTGCTGATGATGATGTTCCTGGATCACCTCCGGAGGAGCCTGTCGTCGATGAACCCAATCCTCTGGCTACTTCTGACGATGCCAAGTCAGGCGCCGAAGATCCAATGGCAGATGAACCTGCAGCTGATGCAAAGCCAGCCGAAGGGGGCAAAGCTAACAAGGATGATCCTAAGGCCGAAGGTGCTGACGACCCCGAGAAAGATCCAAAAGAAGCTGCGGTAGAGACCGTCGCAGAAGCTATAGATTTCGAGGCCAGCTACAAAAAGATGATGTCTTTCAAGGCGAATGGCAAAGAGGTCTCGCTGAAATCCCCTGAAGAAGCTGTAAAGCTAATGCAGATGGGAGCTAACTATACGAAGAAACTTCAGGCTTTGCAGCCGAATCTTAAGCTGCTAAAGATGCTGGAGAACAACGGACTACTAGACGAGGGCAAGCTAACTTATCTAATCGATATAGATAAGAAGAACCCTGCAGCGATCCAGAAGCTAATCCGGGAAAGCGGCGTTGATCCACTTGAGATCGATACATCCGTAGAACCAGATTACAAGCCTGGTAATCACCAAGTTTCGGATGAAGAGATAAGATTCAATTCCACGCTGGAGGAAGTTGCTTCCGACCCAGTGGGCAAACAGATGATTGTCGACATCAACCGGACATGGGATGCGCAAAGCAAAGAGCTTCTTTGGTCCGATCCAGATGTGCTTCGTGTCATGACCGAGCAGAAGACAAATGGTCTTTATGACCAGATTCATTCTGAAGTCGAGCGACGCAAGATGCTGGGGCAACTCAGCAATACTCCTTTCCTTCACGCCTACAAATCTGTTGGCGAAGAGATGCACGCAAGTGGCGCGTTGAGCCAAACCCAACCGGCAGCTGAAGTGGTCACACCCCAGCCAAGTCGCGTAGTGGAGACTCGCCCCGCACAGCGGAAACCGGTGGCCAATAACGCACAGGCCCGAGCTGCATCAACTCCTAAAGCCGCGGCGAAGAAAGTCGTGGCAGACTTTAATCCCCTCTCCATGTCGGATGAGGATTTCGAGAAAAACGCGGAGCTCGCAAGGCGAGTCTGACGCGCACACAGGAAGATAAACCATGCAACAGTATAATGATCCAGCCGGGGGCTCGCCATCTAACATCGGCTCTCAGATGGAAGTTTTCGCCTGGCACAAGAAGGCCATCATCGACGCTAAAAAAGAGATGTATTTCACACCTCTTGCCGACGTGATGTCCATGCCAAAGCACTATGGCAAAGAGATGAAGGTGTATCAGTACATCCCACTCTTGGACGACCGCAACATCAACGATCAGGGTATCGACGCTGCTGGCGCCACGATCCTGAGCACTGAGTTCTTCGTAAGCTTCGACGATGTTGCTTATGAGTTCGCTGTTGAAGGCGACGCAGACGCAACTGTTGCTGCTGTCAATGCAATCGAAGCCGGCGTTGCTGTCAAAACGGGCGCAGGTCCTTGGACTGTAACTATGTCCAAAGGCACGCTTGTCGCTGGTACGGGAATCGAGACTGCCGCTGTTGCGGATGAGCTTCCACTCGTTACCATCGCCCAAGGTTCCGGAAATCTATACGGTTCCTCGCGTGATGTAGGCACGATCACTGGTCGTATGCCAACACTCACCGAAGTCGGCGGCCGTGTTAACCGTGTGGGCTTCACACGTATCGAGCGTTCTGGTTCCCTGGTCAAAGTCGGTTTCTTCACCGAGTTCACCCAGGAAAGCTTTGACTTTGACTCCGACGCTGATCTCTACCAGCACATGTCGCGGGAATTGGTTACAGGTGCTACGCAGCTGACCGAAGCAACACTCCAGATTGACCTGTTGGTCGCAGCTGGTGTTACGCTCTTCGCAGGTGCCGCAACTGCAGACGTCGAGATCACTGCTGAAGGTGGAGCAACTGCTTCCATCGTTGACTATGACGACTTCATGCGCCTCAACACGATTTTGAATGACAACCGGACTCCACGTCAGACCAAAGTCATCACTGGTTCGCGCATGATCGATACGAAGACGATCAACTCTGGTCGTGTGATGTATATCGGTTCCGAGTTGGAATCGACTGTCAAAGTCATGTTGGACCCATTCTCCAACGCAGCCTTTGTTCCTGTGAACCAGTACGCTGACGCAGGCACGCTTCTGAACGGCGAAATCGGAACCATCGATCAGTTCCGCATTGTTGTTGTTCCTGAGATGCTCAACTGGGCCGGCGCTGGTGCACCTGTTGGCGAAAACCCTGGCTACCGTGCCACGGGCGGTGCTTACGACGTGTTCCCAATGTTGGTTGTTGGTGGCGATAGCTTCACAACCATCGGTTTCCAGACTGACGGGAAGTCGACGAAGTTCAAGATCACCACGAAGATGCCTGGTGAGAAGACTGCGGATCGCGCTGATCCATACGGCGAAATGGGCTTCAGCTCGATCAAATGGTACTACGGTACACTGATCAAGCGCCCTGAGCGCCTTGCTGTCATCAAGACAGTAGCTCGCAACTAAGCGAACCCGGGGGAGGAGAGAAATCTCCTCCTCCAACCTCTTTCCCCAATTAAAATCTAGGAACTCGAAATGAACGAGCAACCCACCGATATCATCGAAGCCCCTGAAGTAGACAACGCTGCACTGGAGCTTTCCCTTCTCCGTGAACGCGCAAAGGCAATGGGGATCAGCATCCCTGGAAACATCGGGGTCACCTCCCTGAAGAAGAAAATCTCCGACCAGCTTGAAGGCGTGAAGCCCGAACCAGCACCGATTGTTAAAAACGTGAAGGTCCCAAAGACAGAAAAGCAACTCGAGCAGGAAGTACGCGTCTCGGTTACTCAAAAAGCGTTGAAGCTTGTGCGTTGCCGGATCTACAACCTGAACCCCAGCAAGCGGGATTTGCAGGGTGAGATCATCACTGTGGGTAACAAGTATGTCGGGACTGTACGGAAGTTCATCCCGTTCGGTGAAATGACTGACGGTGGATACCACATCCCCAACATCGTCTTCACGGAGCTGTCCAACCGGAAGTTCCAGCAAGTCGCAACCAAGCGTGTGAATGGCAATATCTCGATCAGCACACGCCTCGTCCCTGAGTACAACATCGAAGTCCTACCGAACTTGACGGCGTCCGAGCTTGCAGAGCTGGCGCTGAACCAAGAAGCCGCCAAGCGCGTAAACGTGGAGTAACCCCAAATGACCGTTGAAGCAGAAGCACCAGATCTGGCCGAAGCCATTATGACCCAATTGGGTCAGGACTTCACTCTGCCAGCGGTTGACCTTACGGGCGCCGAATTCCAACTTCCCTCTGATGTTGGAAATGCGCTTTATTCCGATATCGTAGCCCCGACCATTGCCACTCTCACAGAGGCCTTGGTCGGTGGCACAGGAACCTACGATGTCATTATGACCTCGAACCGGGTTCACCTGAAAGATCAATATGACAAGGGGCTGATCACCGGAGACCAATACACCAAGGCGTACATCGAGCTTTCTGCGTCCGCATTGGCAGCCGGTCTGCAGATGGTCCTGACTGGAGAGCAGAACCACTGGGCTGCTGTCATGGCTCAGTTGCAGGCACGACGTGCTGAGATCGAATCCGTCACTGCTGCTGTTGCTCTTGAGACTGCCAAAGCTCAGCTGGCCACTGCGAACCGCCAGGCTGAACTGATCAACGCACAATACGTTCAGACCGTCATGCAGCTCCCAGAGCAGCAGATGAAGTACGAGCTGGCTCACGCACAGGTCCATCTTGTGGAGTACCAAGCGCTCGCTGCACGTGGGCAGACTTACGATGTGCAGGAAGACGACTTCACACCGATCGTCGGCTCTGTGGGCAAGCAGCGAGAGCTCTACACCCAGCAGATCTCTTCCTACCAGCGAGACACTGAGCAGAAGGTTGCCAAGATGTACCTTGATGCCTGGATCACTGGAAAGACATTGGATGAAAATCTGGCGACACCAGCTGAACTGGTGAACGCCGAGATCGATGGTGTGATCGCCAATCTCCGAACAGCTGCAGGTCTTGATTAATAGGAGGGGGGGTCTGAGGACCCCCCAATAAAGTATGGGTTGGTTCTCTAGCAGCTACGCAACATATGTTTCCTCAACGGCCTACAACATGGCCGGTGAAGTTATTGAGCGTCCAGATTATTTGAAGAGCACTGTCGCACGGGGTGCTCTGATGTCAGGCCAAGGTCTGAGAACCAGATCACTTGGTGACGTCATCGTAAATGGTCAGCTTAGGGGCCCTCAACTAAAGCAGAGGGCGTTCTTTAGATGGGCAGAAAACAACCAAACTCCAGGAAGGTTGATCGGCGAGATCTCTACCCAGAGTGAAGTTGATCCCGCAGTCCTTGCCCCATTCATTTCGATACCAGCCGGAGATACTTTAGAAATAGACACGGCCATTCTCGATGATGGGGACATCATCTTCTGGGCCCAAAGGCACATTCTCAATAACTCCCCAGAGCTATATACCTCAGACTGGACTGTTGAGTGGCAGAGCAACCTGCAAAGGATGCTCATCACATACGAAGACACCAGCACCGAGAGTGTCATCTTAACTGATTTCAATTCCGCATCACGTTACATCATCGCCTATTACCGCGCCGTTGGGCCCACCACCTCTACCGTACCTGTCGAAGGTGAGGGTGGGGCAGATGTAGGTGCGAGACCGGACAGAACGGGATGGGACGTTGTATCGGAGACGAATGTCGCGTCGCTATATCCTGCTTACGTGTTCTACAGAACGACCGTTGATAACGGGGTCGATCCTCCTGTCGTGACCAACCCCCCCGAAACCACGTACAACATCGCCTACTTCCTGACCAATGCTGAGTATTACAAAGAGACCCCGCTTGGTGCTGTCGACACGGCAGGCGGAACCGGGCTGGAATTCTTTATTGAGACTGACACCCATAGTAACGCGATCAACGGCGTCTACGTCTGGGAGACGGTCTCAGACACCACTGATGAATTTGGTGTGCGGACCATTGAGGAAGAGCGCAACCTTCAGTGGTATGAGGGGTGGACCTACCAAGTCTTTAACTTCATCCGGACTGAGTACCCGCAAGTAGCGGATGAGGCAGGGATCTTCCTATACGAGATTGGTTCAGGGAACGCGGTCCTGGATGCACTGCAGAATAGTGTGGCAGGATACGAGACCGAGTTTTACCCGGTCATACCTCTGCGCATAAACAACAAGCCGATCAGTCACCCTGATTTTGATGACGATTACGCTGACTATGCCAAAACCTACGAGAGGGTGTTCGGCGACGACATATCTAACGTACTCGCACAGATCGAGGATAACCCGAATGTGGGGGATATCGATTATTCTTACGTGGTTCACGGGGTGGAGCTGAATACCCAAGAAAATCACGGGAAACGCTACCTCTACGAATTCTTCCGGAACCTGATTCAATTCCAGGAGACGTCTGCTGCAGAAGTAGATGAGTGGACTTCGGGCTGGATCGCCAGGATTATTGCCAGAGCTGCGATGCGGCAGTGGGAAATAGACAACGATGCTGGATTTGGTGATTATTTTAACGCGCCGAGGCCAACCCTACCGGACACCTCAACTGCCAGACCGTATTCCACGCTTCGGGTAAGAACAACTTCAACCCTTGGGTATGATGTTCGCCTTAAGTGGCTGACGATTGATGAGAATATCTACACAGGTGTGCGGCCTGGAATGGTCAGCGGGGACTTTGAGTGGGAGACCCTGAGCGATATTGTCGTCCCTGGGGAGGTGATCTTTTTTGGACCTTTTATAAGATATACAGCACCCGATGTCAGAATTGCCCGGCACAACTTGTGGTGGCAAGATGGGGAGAACTCCTACCGGTCTTTGACCCTGATAGGGATGCAGCATTCTAACCACATCTATGATGGAACAGCTGTTTACATCTCTGTGGCTCAAGCCTTGGCCGATGCTGATGATAGCGGCTTTGTGGTGCCCCTACATTACCCATCTATGCTGGAAATGTCCTTACGGACGGGCAATGAATTCGCCATCTCTAATCGGATTGTCGTCTTCAATTCCTACACGGTGGTGAAGACCAAGTGGTATGAGAAGGGGATTTTCAAAGTCATCATCTCCATCGTCGTCGCAGTCGTGGTGACGTTGGTCTTTGGGCCCGCAGCTGGTGCAGGTGTGTTGGGAACAAATGCCGCGGTAGGAGCAAGTCTGGGCTTCGCGGCTGGTACTATGACGGCCGTCGTCGTCGGTGCAGTGGTAAACGCAATTGCTGCCATGATCCTCCTGTCGGTAATCGAAGGGGTCGCAACCTCAATATTCGGAGATGAACTCGGCGCCATAATCGCAACTGTTGTGACGGTATTGGCCGGCAACGCAATCGGCAACTACCACGAGACTGGTAGCATGGCTGTGAACTGGGGTGAGATTATGAAGGCGGATAACCTGACCAAACTCACCAGCGCCACAGCGAATATAGTTGCAGAAATGGCCCAGATGCAGGTCGGGAGATACCAAGCTGATCTGGATGTAGCCACCGACGAGTATGAAAGAGAAGAAGAGAAGATCGAACGGATGACCGCTGATATACTTGGGTATGGCGGTGGAGTAATAAATCCGCTACTGTTCAGAGAAATTCAGGACAGCTCCGCACCTAACGTGGAGACTGCTGACGCATTCCTTAAAAGAACACTCCTGACGGGCACTGACATCGCTGAGATGAGTCTCAACATGATCGGTGGTTTCGCGGAACTCACCCTCAAATTAGATAGATCGATATAGATAGGACCATCATGCAAGATGCTCAACAACAACAAGGCTTTATGAAGAACTTGCTCGCATCCTTGTCCAGCTTTGGGCAAAATCAAACTCAGCAGATTGGCCAATCCCCATCGTCTCTCGGTGGGCTGTCGTTGGATGACAATGGTCTTGGTTCTTTGGGTGGCGATAACGAAATCGACGGGGGTCTCTTTGGGGACCTCGGTGGGCTGGACAAGTTTGAAGGTTTCGCCAAAGGGCTTGCTTCTCTGGGTCAAGTCTACGGTGCGATCAAAGGTGTTGGCCTGGCAAAGGATCAGCTGGCTTTCTCCAAGCAGTCCTATGCGACAAACCTGGCCAACCAAACCCAAACGTACAACACGTCGCTCGATGACAAGATCCGCAATCGGTACAACACCGAAGGCAAAACCTCAGGTCAAGCAGACGCCTACCTAGAAAAACATAGCTTGTAAGGTTCAAACAGATGGCACCATTGACATGGCGTAACGTTGACGGCCCCGATTTCAGCGCAGCTGGGAGACTACTAAATGATGCCGTTGGCAACTTTGCTGGCGGCTTGAATGGTGTCGGGGACAACATCTCGACTTTGCGGGGTACGCAGAAATCGAACCGTAGCGCCACTGCCACAGATATCCTTGCAGGAGTTGCGAATGCCAAGCAGGTTGACCCTGCTCTGGAGCGTATCTCCGCACAGATCAACTCGTCTGATATGACGCCAGAGCTGCAGGCAGCAATGCTGGCCTTACGTGGTCGGGGACTTGGGTACGACAAGACTAATGCAGAGACCCGGGGTATCAATGCCCGCACGGGTAAAACGAATGCAGACAATGCTCGTTTATCGGCAAAGCAGGCTCGTGAGTTTGCAGAACAAGATGAAGCAGGTGCCTTGGCGTCGGAGATTGCCCGTATCCGAGAGCAGGCTAACACCGCAGGCGGAGGCTACTTGGCTCCAGAAGGAACTGGCATTGCGCCTCTCCCTGGTGGAGTGGTTGGTGGTGAGGCTCTCTTGCCTGGCTCCCCACAGTCGGTGAATCCAGATACACGTCCTGATCGTATTTCCCAGCTATTGGCGAACGCTAACGGAGGGGAAGGAACGAGACTTCTGAGCCCTGAGCGCGTAAACGACCTCATCAACGGGAACGTGGAAACCTTCAACACTCAACGTGTTGCTGAGGATGCAGACAGAGGCCGGGACGATACGTTCGACCAGACTTTGGAAGGACGGGACCGGGCTACACGGGTCGAAGAGTTGGCCTATCAGGTTGCCGGCACAGCTACGAACCAACAAGACATCCCACGTCTTGTGGCGGATATGGATATTCCGGCCCAGGATAAGACTGCTGTGTTGGCTCGCTTGACTGGTGAGGGGGCAATTGATGTTGCTGGAATTCAGACAGCACCAAACGACCCCAATGCAGCTCCACTACCTGGTGTTGCGACTGCCGAGGTGGCTCTGCAGCAGTTCGAAAGCGAGCAGAATCAGGCACTTGCACGGAACCAAGGTGTACGGATCAAGACCAACGCAACAAGCACATACGCCACACCTGATCCGGCTTCGACATTAGCAGATCAAGCCCTGACCGACGATAGTCCTGGTCAGGTACAGGCGGCCATGAACCGAGTTGCGAAAGAAGCAGGTGTATCTCCTGCGGAAGCTGCTGCAGCTTTGGCTGAAACGGTCGGCCGTGGCCGTCGCTTCGTACCATTTGATGGACAAGATGGCAGTCAGACACGCTTCGACCCAGACGAGGCAATTGCGCTCCTGGGTAACCTTGGTTCTGTTGAAAGTCAGCGTGCAGCCAATGAGGTTGAAACGCTTGGGAACCAGAACAAGGCTGGAGCAGAAAGTATCCGCGGTGAGATTGAAGACCTGAGCCGCCAGGTTCGATTGCAGGAGTCTCGTGGTAACGCAAGCGAGGCGGCTGCCCTGCGCAAAACGTTGGCACAGAAAGTCGACGCTGCAACAAACATCTATGCGAATAACCCGATCGTAGGTGGCCAAGCTGCTGCACCTGCGGCTGCAGGATCCCCTGCCCAGGCTGCAATTCAAAATGAAGCGCAGGCTGTTCAGAATGCTGCTCTGGAAATTGTCAGTGGTGTGACTGGAATTGCTCCCGGGGAGCTTGCTCAGCTGGATGCACAGCAGATGAATACTGTGGTTCAGCAATTGCTGGCGAGAGTGAGCACCCTGCCACGGACTGATGAAACCAGAATTCAGGCCGAGCAAGCAGCTCAGGTTCTTTCGGGGGGAAACTAAGCAAAGATCAGATTGATATTTCTGCAATATCTGCGGAAAGTATTAACTAGAAGCGCCTAGATTATCTGTGCTAGAAGGCTCCCATACCTAAAGGGGGAAACCTAAATGGTTTCCCCCTATTTTTCTGCGAATCCTGTGAGGAATTCCATGGCCGAAGTACCAGGCGTAAACCCCATCAACTCCGCATTCGACAAGATACTGGGGGAAGCCGGAATTGCTCCTGCTCCAAATATCACACCTGTGGCCCCCAATCAGCCGGGTGACCTCGCATCGGAGACGCTTCGTCGCTTAGGCGCAAAGCCATCGGACAAGCAGAACAAGGTCAACGAGGTCTCCCGGGCCAAGCAGATTGTACTGGGTGGGCCGGATGCCCAACGTGATATTGCCGCGGCAGAACGAGGTGGGAACACTCTTTCAGAAGATCCGGTTGTACGTGATTTGCAGGACATGGACTTCGGTTCTCTGGTTCAAAAGTACGGCGAAGATGTTGCCCGGAACCGTTACAAACTGATCGAGGAAAAGCAGCGCTTCAATTCAAGCCTGGATGCTGGACGAACTGCTGAACAACGTATCGGAGATACCCTCCTTGATGTTGGTTCCGGAGCAGCGGCAGCTGTCGGTGGTGTTGCAGGACTTGCGGTCGGTGCTGTGAATGAAAACGCTGGTACAGCGATCTCCCAAGGTGCGTCTTCATTGAGCCAGAGCCTGAAAGGGTTTCAGTCCAGTGAACTGAGTGAGCGAAGAGAGTCTTTCGGACGCCTCCAGAACCAAGACTCGGTCGATTCAAACAAGATCTATGACGCAATAGATGAGCCCACCATGACTGACGTTCTGGGAAAGTTCGGTCGGGACGTGGGGAATACCTTTGCAAATATGGCCCAAGATCCAGCAATGGCGGGATCACTGGTCGGTGAGTCTGCTGGCTCCTTTGCGGTGCCACTGGCTCTTGGAAAGCTGGGGAGCCGTGTGGCTCCGACACTCTCACAAGGTGCTGTAACGACTGGCGCCATTGGTCTGACTGAATCTGGGGGCGTGTACTCACAGGCTGTCAACGAAGTCATGGGCATGAGCGAAGATGAGCTGTCTGTTGCCAGCGAAGCCTACAAAGAGATGCGCCGGCAAGGGGACACTCACGAAGAGGCACAACGAGGTGTCGCCAACGATGCTGGTTTGCTGGGTGCTGCAGTGCAACTCCCTCTCGCAATCGTGGCTGGTAAAGCGGTTTCCCGTTTCCAGGCAAATCCTCTCAAGACAACTTCCTTGACCCGGAGTTTGCAGGACATCGGCAAAGAGACGTTGGAAGAAGGTTTCCAGTCTGGAACCGGTGAACTGACGACTGACCTTGGTGTAAAGACCCAAGCTGATAAATTCCGCCAAGTCGGTGACACGGTTGGTGAAGCTGTGGCCATGGGTGCCGTCGGTGGTGCTGGTATGGCTGCCACTTTGCAAGCGCCGGGACTTCTTCGTGACGGTGTCGTGGCAGGGGCAAAAGGAACTGTGAGAGCAGCTGGACGAGCTATTGATGGCCGGGTCCAAAGCATTGCAGCTGCTCAGGATGCCGCTTCTCCAGTTGGATCAGTGGCTCGAACTGAAGCAGTTGAAACAGCCAAGACAAGCCTAGCAGCGGTTGTTCAGAGCGAACCTATAGTTGCTGAAAGTGTCGAGACTGTAGAGGCAGAGCCTGCCCAGAAGTCTCCTATGCAACGTGCCAAGGAAGCTTTGGTCATGACCGGGCCCGAGGTGAACGAGACACCTGATGCCGTGAAGCGATTGATAGCAGGCGAGGGGGAAGTGATCCCTGATGACCTGCAGGTCGATCGATTGGATGTGCTGTCAGGACTGCTGACTGAGATCGAGTCTGGAAACCAGTCCGCACAAGACACCGAGGCTGCGTCTCTCTGGCTCTATGAGCAGGCAAAAGCATTTGAGGCCCTGCGCAACGAGGACATGTCCAGCCTGCCTGCAGAGATCCAGGAGATGGCTGCTGCAAGCCAGGCTGCCGTGGATACGATACTGGCGAACCCGACACTGCAAAAGGCTGTAGAGCAAGCACAGAGCGCATCTTTCGAACCTGGCTCCCTGCCGGAGATAACCGACAGGAACATCAACAGCCCTGAGGTCAAGGATGCCTTGGCCCGGACCATTCAGATAGCCCAGTCGAACCCTGCCGGCATTGATCCGAAGTTCGTTGATTCCATTCTGGATCAGCGCAGCAAGGGCAAGATCCAGTTCTCAGACAAAGTCATGAAACGTCTGGAAGCAGCGGCCGCTATCGCCAAAGAAGCCAACGCAGCTTCTGAAAAGAAGGAAGCCATGGTCGCCGAGACCACAGCTGTGATCCAAGCCCAACCAACGGGTGCGGGTAAACAGGCCCGAAAGACTGTCGACATCGTGCGCCGCGAAATCCTCACTGAAGGTAAAGACGATGAGGCTGGACAGATCGGCTTGTCCCGCCACCTTTCAGGCATCGTGACATCGCTGAACAATGGCGATCAACTCATGGCACAGCTTGCACTGGATAACCTCCGGAACTTTGGCGAGCACATGCAGAACAAAGTGAAGGCAGCCAGAGAGTCGTTTGCGCTTGGGAAATCCAAGAACAACACTGTGCCCTATCGCACATGGACTGGAGTTGCCTGGATTGAGGCCAACAAGGACAATGCAGGCAAGATAGGGATCAACGCAAACTCCCCGAATTCGATTCAGCTGGGAAAAGAAGCAGCGATCGACGCAGAGACTGTGTCCAATCTCTACAACAATCTGATCACGATCTACGGCAGTGAGTTGACTGGTCAGGCTTTGCCACCGTTGCGTGAAGCTACACCGGCCCCTGCAGTTCAGGAAAATACCGAGAATGTAGCGGACCCTGTTGAGGTTACTCCAGTAGAGACAACCGAGGTTGTGGATCAGATTGAGCCTGAAACGATTGTCAACGAAGCCGAGCCTGATGCGCTGGAGCTGGCCGACAACGAGACACGGACAAAAGCTGACTTCGATGCGATGACCGATGACCAGTTACTGACTTCGGTTAATGGCTGGGAAGCTGACGTTGAGAGCCTGCCAATGATCCCTCAGAGGGTTCAACAGGTGCGGGACGTAGTGAACCCTATCCTCGAAAGGTTCAATCTCGCCCCCTCACTTATTCGTCGGATAGCCTGGCTCAAGTCGCCAGAAAAAGATCATCTGGGTCAAGCTTACTGGACCGAGCGGGTGCTCTCTTTGAAGCCGTCTGTCTTGAAGAAGATGATTGCGGGTGTCGACAAAGATGGGATTCACGTTGCGTATCACGAGCTGATGCACATGATTGATGCGGCGGCCTCAAAGACCTTCGGCCGCACAGCATCCATGGAACAAAACGAGCTGATGGTGGGTGGCAAAATACACGCAGAAGTCCTGGGACTTGTTGAATCAGACCCGGAAATGGCCGAGTATTTTGAATACGCTCTGGGTCAGGAAGACCCTGCAATTCTGGCTTCGGAACTCTTCGCTGAGATCGGCGCCCTAATGTTGCTCATCGACGCTGATGTAGCAAAAACACTGATGCCTAAAGGAGTAGCTTACGTTGAAGAAACCATCGGACAAGCCGGAGGAAAAATCCCTGCCGTCGAAGAAGCTGATGCGGGAACCAGTGCACCCGTCATCGAAGATACCCAAGGGCTTCCTGGAGAGACTGAGGAAGCTGCCACCCAAGAAGTAGTCCAAACTCAGGAGCAGCAGAATGTCGCAGTATCTGTCGAAGTCGGAGCAGAAAGCGAACAAGAGGTTGTTTCTCAGGAAATTACAGGAGAACAAATTGCTGAGGAAAGCGTCACGGAGAGCGTGTCGCAAAGCACTCCGGACCAAGATGAAGCGGGAACTGAACCAGCAAGTGACTCTGTCATTGCTGAACCCGGAAGAAGCCTCAGCTTTGATAACCTAGCCAAGACAGCCAAAGGCGTCGTTCGTTTCGTGCGGGCCTACACAGTCGACACCAAGAAGTCTCTGTTGATGCAAAGTGATAACCCGGCCCGGGGTGTTCTAGAGCTCCTTGGTTCCTACGAGACGTACCGGGATCAGCTGGCGCTGAACTACCGGATGGACCAAGACCAGATCAAAGCCTGGAACACGCTCATCGAACGCCAAGTCGGTGGCTTGGTCAATCGCATGAATGCGTCTCTGAAAACCAAGAAGAAAGCTCTCAGCAGTGGAAAGCTGACACCGCTGGAAGCTCTGGCGCAAGACAAGGACTACACAGGCTTCCGTGAAACACGGGCCCTCAACTTGGTTGATCCAGAAGCAGAGGTGTACGATCCACGTTTGATCCAGGCAGCAGCACTGGCCGCCTTGCATTGGACGATGAACACATCCGGCAGCCGGAACAACTCTGCGGAGGAGGTCGCCAAGATATTTGGTGTCGAAGAAGACGCCGTGACACCAGGAATGATGCACGCTGCCAACTCTGGTCTGGGTGCAAATACTGCTGCTGAATCTCTCGCCAGAACCATCCGGGAATTCTGGGGTGTAACCACCAACAAAGATGCCCCTATGTCGGATACTTTGGGGATATCTCAGGCAATCGCTGCTGAACTGCTATCAGTCATGGACGGGCACTTGGTGACCAAGTCCACCTTCGAGCTTGAAATAGCCGAAACAGGCGTCACAGCAGATGCTATTTTCATTCAGCTGACGAACGAAACTTCTGCAGAGGTCATCGAGCAGCTGAAGGGAACACGTATGTTCCTGCAGGATGCGTTTCTCCCAGAAGCTGAGCGTGCGTTCTACTTTGATCAGACACCGGACGCTGTTCGCAAGAGCCAGAAGAACAACCCACTCGGCAAGCTTGGTGCGAAGATGACCAAGGCTCTGAGGCGGCACCAGGATATCGCGTTCATGCGGAACACGCCGTATCTCAATATGATGCAGGCGATCGGCCGGGAGACCTTTGGTGAGCTGATGGGCAAGCGGGTAATTGAAGAGACCCGGATGAACAAAGTCGACGTGGTTTCGATCCAAGGCAAGAATAACTCTGTCGACTATTCCTGGAATGGAGTGGAAAGCCATAATGCTCAGCTGGAGGGCTATGCCGACAGAGAAGGCAAGAACCCCGACGAGGTAGAGACACACTTCGATTGGTATGTGGTCTCAAACGAACGTATCCATGCTGATGGCTTTAACCCCCAGTCGGACAAGACAATGCGGGAAGCTTTCGTCGCCACGGTATCGACGCTTGATATGACGACGGAGAAGGGCAGGGAGCTGTTCTGGCTCACTGTGGCCCAGTCCTCTGATCTGGTGAAGACAGAGAAAGAAGCCCGGGCCGACGGTATCGACATTGTCCAGGAGAAGATCTTCGAGAAATTCGGTGACTCGATCACTGTGATGGAGGAGTTCCTGGAAGCCGGAGGCGAGTTGAGCCAAGCCCAAAAAGACGTCCTTCTGGGTGAACTTGGCGGCGAAGGCACACCGAAAATACTGCACGCCATTCTTTCAGTTGCCCAATATAACCTGGCTGTAGCGGAAGGTGGAGAAGCCCTGACAAGCTTCAAGCACAACCTCTCCCTCGAGGCAGACGGTAAAACCGACGGCCCGATCAATGCGATGATCCACTTCCTGACTGGGAAGTTTGATGCGTCACAGCTTTTGAACATGGCTAAGGGCGGGTTTTACCCCAACGAGCAGGGCAAGACCCTGAACGAATACATCAAAGGCGACAGCGTCGATCTGTACGAGACAGCGGCTGTGCTGTTCCAGAACGAACTTGCTAAGGTCCAGAAAAGTGTCATGGGGACAAAAGCCCAAGGGCACATGACGGCCGTAAACAACATCATGAACTACCTGATCAAAGACGCCAGCTTCAACGAGAAGGGCGAGTTGGTCATTGGGCGGGGCATCCTGAAGAACCCACTGACGGTGACCGTTTATGGCTCTGGAGTCAAAGGCATAGCCAACAAAGTTACTTCTGCGGTAACAGAGGTCCTGTACCAGAAGATGACCGAGCTGGAGCAGATGCGTGTCGATCTGGCAGACCCAAGCCTGCAGTTGTCGGACGTCCCAAGCCTGCAGAATTATCCCACACTGGCTAAAGACCTGACGATGTTGACCACAACCCGTGTGGGCAAGTCTCGCAAAGGGGGCAAAACCGAATGGTATGTCACTGACAAGGACTTCGATAAGAAGCGCCACCCTCTGGGGGACATCAACGATGGCGTCAATTTTCAGCTGAGCCGTGGAAATATGGCGATGCTGTCGACGAACCTGCAGAACCTGTTTGTGTCACCAATGAACGCGGCCATTAAACAGATGATGGGCGGGACCCAGTCCACACTTGAAGTCTTCCAGAAGGCTACACAGGCTCAGTCTTTGATCCTGATCACGCGCTTCGACAATGCCGTGCAAGAAGTCCTCAAAGAGAAGCGGGAAAAGGGTGAGCTGGGCGGCGCCGACTTCATGAGTGAGAATGATTATCAAGCTGTGTTCGACAAGATGGCCAAGTTTGGGGCCGTGATCGCTCCGATCCAGAATGATGAGCACCACCTGAACCTCTCGAACAAAGCAGCATCGAAGTCGCAAGATGAATTCTTCCGGAGCATGGATAACGAATATTCCGGAAATGCAACGATCCCACGTCCAGCAGAAGCAGGCGTAAAAGTCTCTGCTCTTCTGACGATCTCCCGGGGTGACGCAAAGATGATGGTGAATTACTTCGCCAAGGAATCTCTGGATCCAACAGCACTGAAAACTCTACCTGTCTTTGACGGTCTGGAGATGCCTGCCGACGGCATCGACACACTTTCAGCGTTGATCAACGAAGCCGTCTCTGATGCTTGGCTGGAAAACCCAGCACAGGATATGTCCGACAGCTTCACTGAC